CTCGGATATGTACCCATCATCGAGTACTACTACAACTCCGTGATGATGAGCGCATTTGAACAGGCGATCCCCTTGCTCGATTCCATCAACCTTCTTCAGAGCGATCGCCTCGATTCAACGGAACAGGCCATACAGAGCCTTCTTGTGTTCTACAACTGCGAACTGGGCGAGGACGATAAAGGCAACCCCATAACTCCGGCGATGGTAAGAGAAAGCGGTGCGCTGTTCCTGAAAAGCGTAGGCGATAACAGAGCGGACTTAAAGGAGATTATCACGAACCTGGACCAGTCGCAGTGTCAGGTGTTCATAGATAACCTTTACGAACAAGTCCTCTCGATCTGCGCAATGCCCATGACAGGCCACAGCAGTCACAACGCAGCGACAGGAAACGCAGCCCTTATCCTCGATTCGTGGTATCAGGCAGACACCGCTGCAAGGAACACCGAAGACCTCTTTAAGGAGTCCAATGCGTACTTTGACGAGATAATCCTTCACATACTTCGTGAGAAGAACATCCTGGACCTTGATGCGACTGACATAACCCTTCAGTTCGTCCGCAACGAAACGGCGAACATCCAGTCCAAGGCACAGGCTGCACAGATACTGCTTTCAATGGGTATGCACCCCGAACTTGCGCTCGGCAAGAGCGGAGTAAGCAACGATCCAGTAGCCGATGTGAAGATGTCCGATAAGTACCTGAAGATGATTTGGGGCGACCCCGATAAGGTCGATGAGACCGAAGAGCAAGGAAACGGACAGGGCGAGGCAGTAATACTCGAGCGGTCGGTTTCCGAAGGCGATGTAGGCGGAGCGGTATGAAAAAGCTTACCATCATAACCCCGGTCTTCAATCAAGAGGAACTTATCATCAAGGCTCTTGATTCGGTGCCGAGAAGAAATGACATCGAAGTCCTTATCTACGATGATGCAAGCACCGACAATACCAGGGCGAATGTGAAAAAGTACATCAAAGAGCATCCCGAACTGGACATCAAACTTTTCTTCGAAGACGAGAACAGAGGAGTGGGATATGCGAGAAATGTTCTTTTGGACAACGCGTCAGGCGAGTACATACATTGCCTTGATTCTGATGACACCCTTGTCACCGACAAGTACCTGAAGGCGATGAAATACCTCGATGGGACTGACATGGTCTACATCAATCTGCTGATTAATAGCGGCAGGGTATTCGCCTTAAATATGTGGAGCAAGCACGATTTCTGCGCCGGAACTGCAAGGTTTGTTCGCCGTGAGTTTTTAGGCGATACAAGATGCCCCGAAGTAAGGGCTGGTGAAGACTGGCACCTTAACGAAAGGCTTTTGGCTAAAAACCCCACGGAGCATTTCACGGATATCACGGCATACAGATACAACTATCCGAGAGAAGGAAGCCTGTACGATCTTTTGAGGAAGGGAAAGCTGAAAGTATGAAAAATGTCTTTTACTTCTACCACATACACAAGATAGGCGGAATAGAGACATTTTACTACAACCTCGCCCTTAAATACGGCAAAGACCATGACATAACGATCCTTTATCAGGACGGAGACCTTGAGCAGATAGCAAGGCTTTCGGACTATGTCAGGGTCAAAAAGTACACAGGGCAGCACATTAAGTGCGAGAAGGCTTTCTTCAACTTCAACCTTGAGGCGATAGACACCATCGAGGCTGACGAATATATCCAGCTTATCCACGGCGACTACAAGTCTATGGGCATTATGCCTAGAAGGGATAAGCGCATAACTAAATACATAGGGGTCTCGCAGAATGCCTGTGATGCCTTCCACGAACTTACAGGCGAAGAAGTCGAACTGTGCTACAACCCCACAAGACCTTTGAAAAAGAAGACCAGGAAGGTAATACGCCTTGTCAGCATGATGCGGATAGATCCGATGAAGGGATTTAACCGAATGCAGCTGTTCATGGATAAGCTGAACGCTGCCGGAGTGGACTGGCATTGGACGATATACGCCGACCAAAAGCTTGCCTACAGCAACCCAAGAATGGAGTTCAGGGATGCGACCCTGGATGTCGAGATGGCTCTTTCCGATGCCGACTACCTCGTCCAGCTTTCCGACTCTGAAGGTTACGGCTACTCGGTAGTAGAAGCACTTCAGATGGGAGTTCCAGTCATCGTGACCGACATCCCGGTTTTAAAGGAACTGGGAGTAAAGGACGGAGTCAACGCATTCATCGTAGACCATGCCCTTACGAACATACCGACTGCAAAGATAGTAAAAGGCCTTCCCAAGTTCAGCTACACTCCGCCCGAAGACGGATGGGGAAAGCTTCTTGCTCCGGGCAAATCGACTTATCTTGAGCAGATGAAAAAGATGGTCAGCGTAAAGGTAAGGTCGCTCTACTTCGACATGGTGCTTCAAAGGGAGTCCATTCCCGGCGAGATACTCAAAGTCGATGCCAAAAGAGCAATGATGCTTACTGGAAGAGGTCTTTGCGAGTATGTAGATCCCAAGGACAACGCAGATGCCATTTGACGAACTTAACATACTTGAAGCGACCATAAACGCAATAAAAGAGACTTCGCCCGAAGAACTGAAACGAAACAAAGACTACTTCATAGACGAAGTAACGGAGTTCTTTATTCTGTCCTATGTCTACGGATCAGCGGAAGCATCAAGGCAGCTTAATACCGAGATAATGCCGGACGGAGATGCAATAGATCAGGCACTCGGAAAGCGCATAGATGACAAGAACTACAAAGACAGACTAAACGAATACTTCGAGTCCGGCACCGCTGCCGACATCAACCGAGTCCTTGAGACGGATATGCACAGGATGTTTAACACAGGGCTTTGGGACGGAGCGATAAAGGGCGGAGCAACAAAGAAGACCTGGCAGACCATGAAGGATGAGCGTGTCCGAGATACTCATCAATATCTTCAAGGCGTGACCATTCCGATAGATGCAGAGTTCTACAGTTTTAAGGGCGGCAAGACTCTCTACCCCGGTCAATGGGGAATAGCCGAGGAAGACTGTAATTGCAGATGCTGGGTGACATTCAGTAAATGAGCGGAAGACTTGAGATAACCACACACATCGGATGTCCGATAAACTGCACGGACTGTCCGCAAGCACTTTTAAAGTCAAAGTATGAAGGCCGAAAGACCCTGGACCTTGAAGATTACAAAAGAGCGATAAACAAAGTCCCCGAAGATGTCCGCATAGACTTTTCGGGAATGTGCGAACCTTTTGCCAACAAAAACTGTTCGTACATGGTCGCTTACGCAGCCGCAAAAGGGCATCCGCTTGCGCTTTATACCACGCTTCAGGGAGCGACCGAAGAAGACTACAGGATGCTTAAAAACATCTCGTTTGAGGTGGTGACGATACATCTGCCCGACAGCGATGGTCGCTCGACTTTCCGCATCACGGACGAATACCTGAAGGTTCTTTCAGAGTGGAAAGCGGACTACTATTCGTGCCACGGCACGATAGATGAAAGAGTTCTGCCGTACATAGATCCGAAAGTTCAAGTCATCACCGATATGCATGACAGGGCTGGAAATGTGGAGTGCAGACCGCATCGGGCGATAGATCCGGGCATACCGATCTACTGCGTTACCTCGGAAAGAGCCTTGAACCACAATGTCCTTCTTCCTGACGGAACTGTGCTGATGTGCTGCATGGACTACGGAATGGTCGGAGTACTTGGCAATCTGTTTGAGGAAGACTACGAAACGATCCTCGCATCACCGAAAGCAAACTGGTTTCGGGAAGCATTCAATGGGGGAGAGAGCATATGCAGACATTGCTCGAACGCGATGCAGATTTAAGCGTTATAGTGCCAGTCTACAACCTTGAGAGGTATATCTCTCCGCTGCTTGATTCGCTTAAAAAGCAAGACCTCAAGGGCTACGCAGTCGAGTACATCTTCGTGATGAACAACTGCACGGATAAAAGCGAAGATGTCATAAGGAACAGCGGACTAAGGTGCAAGATCATCTACTGCGAAAAGCAGGGATGCGGATGTGCAAGGAATGCCGGATTTGAAATAGCAAAGGGCAGATACATATGGTTTTTGGACGGAGATGACTGGCTGCTGTCTGACACGGCTATATCCGATGTTCTAGACAGAGCCTACGCACAAGACCTGGACATTCTGTTCATACCGCTGACAAGCAACGGATTCAAAGTCAAGTACTTTTCGATGGTACCGCAGTATCTGCTTAAAAAGCAGTTCGTAGAGGAGTTCAGATTCCCGGCAATAATGCCGAGTGAAGACGATGCGTATATGCTCGAAGTCCTCAAAAAAGTCGGCAAAGACAGACACTCTTACCTGACACTTCCGAGCATGGAAAAACCATTGTACTTTTACAACTATCCTCGTGAAGGAAGCGTAATGTACAACCACTACCAAGGCAAGTTATAGCTTTATAGCTTGGCAATATACAGGGGCAGGGAAGCCCGAAATCGCAAAAGACAGGAAAGTCTCTAATCGTAACCAGGAGGAATACACGATGGCAGATGAAAAAATCGCACAGGCTGAACAGCCTAAACCCGAACAGCCCAAGACCCCGACTCTAGAGGAGTTGCAGGCTGAAAATGAGAAGCTGAAGAAAGCTATCTCGGCAAGCAACGCTGATGCCGCCAAGCACAAAAGAGAAGCCGAGGACTGGCAGAGCAAATACAAGTCCACGCTTGACGAGCAGAAGAAGAAAGAGTTTGAGGCTGAAGAGACCTTAAAAAGGCTCACCGCCGAAAATGAGCAGTTCAAAGCCGAAAAGAGAGTCAGCACCTACACGGCAAAGCTGATGGGTGCCGGATTCGATCAGGCTACCGCTTCCACAATGGCATCTTGTCTGCCGGAAGGAATCCCCGACAGCTTCTTTGAAGGTCAGAAGGCCTTCCTTGAGGCACAGAAACAGGCGTTAAAAACGCAATCCCTTAACTCACAACCGAATCTTCCTGTAGGGTCGGCACCATCGTCAAACGATGCTGTATCCGCCCAAGAAAAACAGCTTCGGGCGAGATTCGGGCTTTAAACGAAAGGAAATCACAAAATGGCAACTACAGTTGTAATGCCCCCGAGCAATAGCATTGCTCTTGTAAGCAAGTATCTGCCTCTTCTCGATGAGCAGTACAAGAGATTCTCTCTCACCTCTATGTTCGATACCGCCAACGCTGAATTCGTTGGTGCGAACGCAGTAAAGCTTTTCACCTACACTTCCGTAGGAATGGCTGACTATGACCGCAACGCTGGTTATGTAACTGGCGACATCACAGGCGCATGGGAAACCTTCACCATCGGCCAGGATCGCGGTCGCTCCTTTAATGTCGATAGCATGGACCAGGACGAGACCCTTAATGTCCTTCTCCCGGCAGTCCTCTCCGAGGAAAACAGGCTTCACATCATACCCGAAGTCGATGCATATCGTTTTGCCAAGTGGGCAAGCACCGCCAACATCGGCGCAGCTTCTGCTGACATCGTTCCGGGAACTACCGATGTACCCAGCCTCATCGATGCAGCCGAAGCTTCCATGGACAACGAGGAAGTTCCCTATGAAGGCAGAGTCCTCTTC